GCTCCTTGGCTGGCGACTCGCGGGAGCCGCCAGCCTGCTCAGGAGGAAACTCACTTCCTCCCCAAAATGCCGTTGGTCGAGTAGGGCGTCAGCCCGTATCGAGACCAGCCTTTTGGGAAGGCTTAGCTTAAAACTAGGTCGTCGTAAAGTCGTACACCGTGTTCGCCAGCACCTGCCCAAAGCGGTCGGTTGCCCCGGCCACCGTGATCAGGTACTTGGTCGCGGACGCCAACGCGCCGCCCGGGGTGATCGTCACCACCTTCAGCGCCGTGTTGATCGTGATCGTCGCGCTGACGATCACGCCGTCGTTCTTCGTCATGAGGATGCCCTTCGTGCTGGTCATCAACTCGTTGTTGAATGTCAACGTCGGAACCACGCTGGTGGCTTGACCCACCGCTCCATCGGCCGGGCTCGGCGTGCAGGTCAACGCGCTCGGCGCGCCGTAGACTGGCGTGATGACGCTGTTCCACCAGTTCGTCGCGCTGAAACTCGCATCGCTCGTCTCGCCGGTCACGGATTTCACGCCGTCGATCGTCGCGCCGCTGTCCAGCGTCCAGGTCTTCACCGTCTTCACCGCCGTGTATTCCAGCGTGGTGGTTTTCGGATCTGGCGAATCGCTCTTCGAGGTCGCTTCCTGCTTGGGCGGGGCGAACCGGCCTTTCAGGAACCAGTAATATTTGTAGGTGCCGTCGCTCTTCTGCGCCCGGAAACCGAGTGCGATGTAGGGCGGCGTGGCCATGTTGTCGAATGCCCGCGCTGAACCGGCGTCATACACCCGGCCCAACAGGGTGGCCAGGAGTTGCGTATCCAGGCCGGTGATCTCGCATGAGATTTTTGTCTCGCCTTCCGAGACCAGCGCGTCGAACGGACCGTTGTCCGCGTACTGCGTCTTGGCGTTCGAGGCCGGTTCCTGGCTGATCATCATCGCCGGGGCGAGGATCGCCGGGGTTCCGGCTACATAGCCCGCCGAGTCGTCCTGCGTGACCAGCGCGTAATAGACCTTATCGACGCCGAGGTAGGATTTATAGTTTGCCATCGTGTCTCCTTATGTCTCGTAGTACACATAATCAAGCGCCAGGGCGTGATGATCCTCGTCCTTCGGGATCTGTCGTTCTGCGCTTTTCATGAAGCCTGCCGCCAGCATGGCCGCATCCACATTCGGGATATTGACCAGTCCGGCGCGGCTGTAGATCGTCACTTGGATCGTTTTACTGCGGCTCACCTCCACGTTATCGGCCTGGATGACCGGCACGGAGTCGATCAATTGGTACACGATGAACGTGTCGGGAAATTCCGCGTTGGAAAGGTACGGCGCCAGCGCATACGGGATGACCGGGGAGAGCGTGGCCAACGCAGTGCTGACTCTCTCGAAGATCGTCGGCATCGTTACATGCTCCCGACCAGCCGCTGCACCTTCAGCTCCATGTATTCGTGCCGCTCCTGGATATCGTCAATCGAAACGATCTGGTAGCGTTGCCCGTCTTTTTCGAGCACCCAGGCCGTGGTCAGGTTGGCATAATAGCGGATCAACACCGTGGCCGGGAAGCTGGCCGAGCGTGCCTGGTCGCTCCACGCCTCTGCCCCGTGCACATTCGTCCATTTGGCAAAGACGTAGCTGATCGTTTGGAAGCTGGTGCTCTGCGCCCCGCCTGCGTCGGTGGTTACGACCGGGGTTTGCAGTGCGACCGGGACTCTCAGCTCGCCGGGATTGGTGACCATGTTTCCGATTTTCATATTAGTTCGTCACCTCATCGGCCGGGTTCTTCAGGATCGCCACGTACACGTTCGCCGAAAGATCGCCGCTGTTCGTTTGCTTGATGGACTCAGCCTGGCTGATGACCGTCTCGAACTTTGCCGCCTGGTTGCCGCTCACACCGTACACGCCCGTCACGCTCAGCACGTTGTCGCCCAGCTGGGCGTCTAACGCTGTGATGTATCCTGAACCGTTCAGGCCGTAGAACGTGACCTTGCGATACTTCAACGCCTCGGCTTCGAGTTGTGTCAGCATCGCCCGCAGTCCGAAGTCCAGCGCGCCGGGTTGTCCCGGATGGATGGGCGTGTCCGTTGTCCAGTCGCGCCCGGTGGCCGATTTGATGTAGTTATCCACCAGGTCGAGCAGGCCGGTCATGTCGGGGTTGTCCGCCTCGACTCTCAGGACTGCCGCCGCTTCGTCATCGGTCAGGATGTTCGTCATTACTTCTTCTTCTTTGTCTTGGGCGCTTCATCAGCCACCGGCACGGACTCCGCGGGGGTGACTGTTTCCGCAGCAACGGCTGACTCTGGGCTGGCTGGTGAGATTACCCGCCAGCCCAGCTTTTCAAATTCAGCCACTTTGTTGGCTGGCACGAACATGGTCTCAGTGCCCCATTGCATCAGGGGATGATCAGCCATGTCAGCTCCTAACCAAGCAGGGTCGCGATCGCTTCGCTCTTGACAGCTTTGACGCCCCAGGCCAGGGACAGTTCCACGATCACAAGGTGATAGCCGGGGTAGACCGACAATAGGAACGAGATCCCGCTGTATGGGTCGGTGATGACCTGGTGTTCGCCGAGCGAACCTTCCTGCGGCAGTTGCGGCAGGCGGGTGAGCAAATGGATGGCATTGCGCTCAAAAGCGAAGTTGCCGGTGTAGCTGTTGCCCACGGTCAGGGGGTCGTTGTCCACCCAGGCCACCTGGATGCCCGGTTTGCCCAGGATGATGTCGCCGTCGCCGTCGCCCGCGAAGCCGGTGTTCACGATGTACTTGTTGGTGTCGCGGCCGGTCTTGTCGTTGGTGATGACATCGCCTGCCAGGATGGTGCCGGTGCCGATTTCGACGTGCACGGTCGTGGTGCCGACCGCGTAGCCCGCGCCGAGATCCACGTTGTAGCTCGCGCCGGTGCCCTTGGTGTGCGAGACGATCTGGTTCGACTCATGGAAGTTGAAGCCTTCGATGCGTCCGAGTGAACCATCGCGCAGCATGTCCGCCGAGCCCGCCTCGTTTACTTTGAACAGGCTGGATTGTTTGGCGCGAATGTTCGTCCCGGCTGCGGTCGAGAGCACCATGTGCATGTCGCTTGTCCATGCGCCGTTGTCGGCGAGGATTTTGCGGACCTGCGCCACGTCCGAGAGATCGGCCGCGGTGCCGAACGGTGCGGTGCCTGCGGTGCCATACGCGCGCGAAGCGCCGCGCTTGGCCGCCAGGAAGAGATCGGACTCGACCTCGTTCACCAGCGTGCGCATGGCCTGCGCCAGTTGATCCTGCTTGACGTTCTGGTAAATGCCCGCGACCGACTTCTGCTCTTCGCCGCTCCAGCGGAACTGGACTTTGCGCGATTTGCTGATCGACATCTGACCGTAGCCGATGGTCTGCCCACTCGGATCGGTGGGCGTGGCCGCCGGGGTGATGTCCGCGGCGCTCATGGTCGGCACCACGGGGTAGGTGATGTTCTGGTCTTTGGCGACCATCTCGGCGGATGGGTCAAGATAGACCGCGCCGATGAACCCGGTCTGCTCGCGCAACACTTTGTCGGCGGCAACCTGGGCATCCACAATGAGACCGGTTAAGGTATTGGCAGTCATTGGTTATTGCTCCTTTGCTTCATCTTCGAGGGTGCCGCCGCTTTTTGCGAACGCCAGTCGCTCGGCGGGTGTCAACGCCTGGAACTCTGCGAGCTTCAGGGTCTTGGGGGCTTCTTCAGGCTGGGTTGGCTGGGCGCCAGCATCGGGCGGCGTGGTAAAGAGCGCCGCGGCGTCGTTGTTGGTCAGCGTGGTGTCACGCACACTGACATACAACTCGTTGGCGGCCTTGGCCTTCGTTTGAGCCTCGTCCAGCGCGGGGCGCAGCGATAGCGCCTTCTCTTTGCCTTCTGCCGTCCCATCGTTGAAGGCGGTATCCATCTCTGCGAGGACCCGCTTCACTTCGGCGTCCGCGGCGAGCGCGGCGTCATAATAGGGCTTCAAGTTTGGCATGTTGTCTCCTTGTTATTTATAGACTTGCACATAATCACGCAGGCGCTGCGCCTCGTGGTCAATATCAGCGGCGTGTGGAGCGCTGGACTCCGCTTCCGCTGGCATATTGTGATCCTCGCCTCGCGTTCCGTTCGGTTGCGCGAGAGCGCTCGCTAAAATCCGGCTGACAGTTTCCTCCAGGGTGCCGATTCGGTCGGCCATCCCCAGGCTGAGCGCCTGTTCTGCGTTGACGACTCGCCCCTCTCCAAACCCGTTGCGCACTGTCGCGGCGGTCACGCCGCGATTTCTCGCCACGGCCTCAACGAACATGTTATAGAATTCGTCCACGCCCGACTGGATCGAAGCCTTTGCTTCCTCGCCCAGCGGTTCATAGGGATTGCCTTCGGTCTTGTATTTTCCCCGGCTGATCAAGGAAACTTTCACGCCGTCTTTTTCTAGTTTTTGGCTGATATCCTGGTGCGCCGCAAACACGCCGATCGATCCGACTTCCGCCGAGGGCGAGACCACCACTTCATCGGCGGCTGTCCCGATCCAGTACGCCGCGGACGCCATCAAGTGATTGGACACGGCCACGACCGGTTTTTGCCCGCGGGCGTTGTATATCTGGCGGGAGACTTCCTCGATCCCCGCCACTTGTCCGCCTGGGCTGTTGACATCCAACACGATCGCGCCGACATTTGGATCTTGCATAAGCATGGAAAAATCGCGTCCGAATCGCTCCGCGCTGGTTGCCCCGGACACATCCGTCATCAAATTCGCGCGCGGGAAGATCGTGCCAAACAGCGGCAGGATCGCCACGCTCTTGATCTGGCTGGGTTCCGGTCGGTTCGCGCCGTGAATGCGCGCTTGCACTTCTTCTGCGGTCAATCGCTCGCCGGAAACGTGCCGTACGACAATTTCTTCGAGCACAGCCAGTTTATTCGGCAGGATCGCCCATGGTTTTTCCATGAAAGCGTTCAACAGATATGAATTACTGGTTGGCATTTGTGTCTCCTTGATCCGGCTCGCTGTCCTCGGTCACTGGGGCGTCTTGTGCTTCCATCAGGTCGGACATCACCGGTAGGTTCTGGCTCGACATATAGTACCGGTCGCCTGCTTCGTAGCCGTTGCGGTCGTCGATCTCGCGTGACTCGTTCGGCGTCAGCGTGCCCGAACTGATCTGGATCGCGTGCAGTTCCGCGCGGCTCTTGGCGTCCGTGCGCAGGATCGACTCCCGGATGAATTTGAAATAGTTGGTCTGCTGCTCCGACTCTGAGAGCCAGTGCAGCCGGGCGCTTTGCTCGAATTGCACCAGCAGCGGGTCAAGGCAGGATTTCAAATAGTCCAGGTCTTGCTGGCTGTTGCTCTCGTAGCTTTGTTTTCCCAGGTTGAGTTTATAGGCCGGGTACTTGAAGAAGTTGGCGATCTCGATGTCCGTGTGATCCATCGATTCCAGGAACTGCGCGTCGGTCAGCTTCATCGAGATCGGCTCGAATTTGGTGATCTTGTTGTCGAACACCGCCAGCCGTCCCGCATTCTCCGCCCCGCCGATCGCTTCGCTGTACGACTCGCGCAGCTTTTCGCGCGCCTGCTTGTTGACTTCGCCGCTTACCTGCACGTAGGCGGCCGGGTTGAAGCCGCTGCCCTGCACCGCGCTGGCTGTGGCCGCCATGCCCATCCGCAGGCCGAGCGTTTCGGCTGCGTACTCCAATACCGAGCGTCCCCACAGCCCGTTCGTCGAGTTGATCATCACTGCCGTCACTTCAATGGACGGGATGAAACGCCGCTCGCCGTTCGGGAACGTCACTTGATACCAAAGGTATCCATTGGCATCTAATTTCGGTTGGGTTTGGTTGGTGGGGAGAATAAAGAGCTCGCGCTGTGCCGGTGGCGCCGGTTGCCAGATCAACGCCGTGCCCCAGGCCAGC